GCGTCGGAAAGTTGGTCTAATTGGTTAATAAGGTCGGAAATCGAATTGTCCGGCTTTACTAAATCACTATATTTTATCGGGTTGTTATTATCTGCCATAACGCCAATTATTACTTTGTTATTTGCGGGAAATTTGCCCGCTATTCAATTTTCTTTCCTCGGTAATACAATTTACCCACCGGAACCAATTAACGCCGGAAACGGGCTATTTTGCGCCCGCTTTGGCGTTCTTTGGTTTGGTCGCCTGTTTGATATACTCAAATGCGTTGTAATATTCCAATACGGTAAACGTTTTGGGGTTTACGTGCAAATGTTGGGACAACATTAAACACATATTTTCAAACTGTTTATCGTACTGTATTTCCATGCTATCCGAACCGCTAAACGATTGGGGTTTGGTATAAGTCAACAACAACGTCGTTATTTGCTCAATTTCCGCCCGTTTGTCGGTTTCGTCGCCCTGTATGATTGCGTCCAACATTAACAACGTGCGTTGCTTCAATTGGTCGTAATACTCTTTAACCGTGGCGTCGTCGAAACTTTTAGGAAAATACAATTGCAACTCATCGTCTATTTTTTTTTTGACCGCTTCCAATTGGGCGGTCAACTCGGCGTTCGGTGCATCGTCGAACAATTGTAATACCTTTTGCAATCCGTCCGGCGTCATATCGTTGTATTCGGTTCCGTCCACGCTCTTAACCAAAGCGCAAAAAGCCAAATACCGGGGCGACATATCCGTTTGAATGAAATACACGTTTTGCCGCATATTATCCAATTCCTTTTCCGCCAACTCCGGTTTATTGCCTCGGATAAATCGGATTGTCTTTTCAATATGCGTGTCCCAATCGTTAAGGTCGGAACCAACCCCGGCGTCGATTAACAACGCTTTGTTATACGCATGAAATCGCAACATTGGCAATTCGTCGATACTATCGTACAACACAACCGCCCGTTTTCCAATCGTCGTTGTTCTCATATCAATATACGGGTTATGGCGGTTGAACAAAAAGGAACCAATAACAACCACGGGTTCCCGGTACATATCGCAAACAGAACCGACAAAGCGACCCCCGCCCACCATGATAAGCAAAAGCCGCAATTGAACATCTTTGCGAAAAAGTCGTTGCCGTGAACTTGGACGTATTCAATAACGCCCCATTTTTTCAAAAGGGATAAAAGGAACGCCGCCACGGTTGCGACAATCAAAACCCATATTACAAATATCATTTCCATATCTCAAATTTTACAAGGTTGCGAAACTGACAATATACCCTCAAACCGGAACCCGGCGAACGGGTGCAATAAATATTGGTTATCGACTTCATCCAACGTAAAACCCCGGTACACGTTTTCGGCTAACTCATATACCCGGTTTATCTCAATGGTTCCGTCCTTTAACCAAAAGCCGCCGTTTAAGACGGTTAATATTTCGTTCTTTAACGCCTCGGTATTCCGGTTGTTGAGTTGTCCCGGATATACTTTGCGCAAGTCAAACCACACAATAAGCGCAAACGGGGCTTTTATTGTGCTTTGCTCTTTGGGAACCCAACCCACGTTTTGCGGGTCGTCAACCCAAAAGAACCCAAAATTGCCAACATTGGCGTCCGGGGATACGTCGATATAATCGTTGTTGCCTCGGTACTGTGTGCCGCCCGCATATACGTTGGGCGTGAAATAGCGTTTGCCGTTGATAATCTTTGCGACCCTTTGCGCACGTCCAAACACGACATCCAACCAATCGACGTTATCCATTAACCCGGCTTGTATATTCCCAATAACCCGGTCAATCAAAACCGGGTTTGGGATTATCGGAATTATTTTATTACTCTTTGCCATATAACACGGTTTTTGCTTTTTTCAACAAATCGGGGTAAATGTATTGCCAAATCAACGACGCAATATTTTCGTCGGTCAATCCCAATATTTGCCGCCCGTACTTTTTTATCAAATCTTCGGTTTTGAAATCCGACGCCTTAATTTCAAACTGTTTGTCGCCGACCTCCAAATAAAAACTACTTTCAAAATCCCCTTCGTCCCGTAATGTTACCCGGTTCGTCGGTTGTCCTTTTTCCTCTTTAATGGAAATCGTCAACGGGGTATATGGCATATAATCCATAATATCCACGCCCAAACGGTTAATACCTTGTTCAAACAATTGTTCCTCGGCGTTGGCGTCGATAATAAACGCCGTTGTCATTCCGTCGTCGATTATTTCCCGGATATATAACCCGGACGACAAACCATTGTTGAAACGGTCAACGTTATTGCGTAAATCCTGTATTGACTGCATACCCCCCATAATCCAACTACGTTGTACGGTATTTAACGCCGTGGTTGTTACAAGTAAGGCAAATGCGGTCGATACCCTGCGTATCTAATCGCAACGCCTCGTATGCTTTTTTAAGGTCATAACCCAAACCGCCCGGACGTACTCCGGTCGTGTTGCCGTCCAACTCGTAAAGTATTTCCAACCGGGTTGCGTTTACTTGGTTCCTGTTTACCTTAACATCGGGGTTCATTGCCAACGTGCGTAAAGCGGTTGCGGCGACTTGACGTTGTATAACGGTTTGGAAAATCTGCCTTTCTTTAACGATAAAATCCGTTAGGTCGCAACCAACGGTTATTTCGCAATTCAACCCGTAATTCTGCGTTGTCGTGTACATCGTCAACGCCACGTCCCACAATTCCGGGTATTCGGCGAATGTTTCCGGGGCGTTGAACATGAACGGCGTAACCTGTAAATACTTGGTTATTTCTTTCCAACTCTCCAACCCGTACCCGGTACACGTTCCGCACGGTTCCCGGCTCCAATCCTTAACCATGTTTATTGCCTCCATTCCGGCGGGTAATTCGTCTTGGTTGTAACATAGATACCACGACCCCCCGGCGTTCGTTGCGTCGCTGATATACGGCAAATAACAGTCCTTTAACGGGAACCATTGAAAACCGCCATTTGTAACGGTAAAATTCAAATCAAACGTCTTTATCGGGTTGATTTGCGACGAATGGAAAAGATACATACGAACCATACCCGTTGCCCCTGTCATTTGCAAACCGATTTGTTCGATTTTCATTGTTACCCCCATTGAACGAACCGGGACAATTTCAAACCCGACCAACTTATGTGTATTTTGCAACGTCGCCCGGATACGCCCCGCACCGTCAAAGAACGTGCGACGCTCCAAAAGGTTCTTTGTTTCCTTATCCAATCCTTTTACCTGCGTGAACGTTTGTACCATTTGCGCAATACCGTTGCGGGTCAATCGTTCCAAATAGTCGGAAAGATAGTTGTAAACGCCCCAAAATTCGTTGCCGAAATCGCCGTTGAAATCTTCGTTAAAATCGCTTTTGGTTGGTTCCTCGTTTTGGTTGTCCTTTCGGGCAATCCAAATTTCGTTGTTGTGGCGAACCTTTGCCCCCTGTTTGTACTCAATTATCATATTCCATTCGGGATATTGATAAACGAAATCATCCGGGACGATTGCCCGGATATTATCCAATGTTACAAGCGGGTGCGCACCTTGAAAATACAAACCGCTTTCGGTCTGCGTTAAATCGTCGTTTATTGCCTTTGCCGGGTCAAATGATTGTTCCCACCCGACGACGTGCAATAATGCGTCCTGTATTTCTTTTAATCGGTACATCTGCGTTCTAAATTAAAAAGGGGAACGGGGGTTATTGTCCCCGCCCCCCTTTTGATTAAACAATTGCGGCTCCCTTACGGCGTTACCGTCGGTTGTGGTACAACGTAAACGGGCATTGCTAACGGTTGGTTCGGGTCGCGTGCCTCAATTTCCGCTTTGATAATCGGGTTGGCAATCGTGGTCGGGTTGCTGTTATAAGCAACCATATACGCCACGTCAACGGAAAATCCGAAATACTCCTTAACGGCGCACGTCAAATCTTCGGTTGCGGCTCCCATGATTGCGGATTGGTCGCCAACTGCGGTGTAATAGTGCGACCCAACGGGCAAATCAATGTACGGTAAACGTACAACGTCCCATTCGTGGAAATTCGCACGGGTGCGGCGCAACGCTTCACGGTCAACACGGGTTAAGATACCAACGTTGCCGTCCGCAACGGCAAAGAACGTACCCATTTTACCGCTTTCGTCGGTAACGTTGTTCGTGTAGTGGATAACCTTGTTATCGTATTCCATGCGCTTGTTAACGTCGTTGTAAATTCCGTGTTGCGCAAGTTTGCGAATAAGGCTATCAACCCCGGCGTTGCCGATAACGTGGATATATTCCGGGTAACAGTTGGCACGCATAATCGGGTTAACGTCGCCCAATATCTCGGTTGCCATTTGTTGCGGAACCTGTATAACGTTTCCGGTCTGCGTGTAATTCAACAACGTTTCAAACACTTGCGTTTTGTTCGCCTCCATTGCGGCAACCGCCCCGGCGTCCAAAGTGTTTGCCAATGCACGGCACGTCTTTTCCATTTTGCGCAAAAAGTCGTGTTCGTATGAAATTTCGTTGTTCATGTACGCCGCCGGAACCATTGTAAAGCCAATGGAATACGTCGCCCAAACAAGCGTTACCAATGCCGACGTATTCTCATTGTCGGCAATAACGCACGAACGTACATTGCTTACCTGTACGTTTTCGTCGTAATTGATAACGGGAACTTGTACCGTGTTACCGATACTTGCAAACGCTTTATCCCTTAAATTGGGATTAATGATTGAGGACGGGGCGTTGGTTTGCTCAATGAAAAAGTCCAATGCGCCATACTCACACGGGCGGGTCATATTACGGTCTAACTCCGGGTTCTGTACTCGCCAATTCTGCAATCTTGTTGCTACTAATGACATAATCTAAAATTTTTATTGTTATTAAATGCGGGTTAACCCTTTACCCGTGTTGTTTACTTTTCCGGCAATGCGGCAATATTATTGTCCGTCCATGCCTGTTTCATTGCGGCGTCGAACTTTTCAGAACCCGCCGTTAATCCTTGCGACATAAGGTTAGCGGCGATTGCGTCGTAAGCCTCAACCCTTGTTTTTGCGCCGGATACGTCGATTGTACCGCCGCCCGCACCGCCGGAACCGCCCGCCGGGGGAACCGTTCCGCCGCCGCCCGCTTGACGTCCTTTGTCTAAAATACCCATTGTTTCCAATTCACGGGTCAAAAGGTCGCCGGGGGTGTACGGGTTCAACTGATTGTTCGGGTTACGCATGATTGCGCCGTTTTCGTCCTTAAACGCTAATACTTTGCCGCCCTTTCCGTCGTCGATAAACTCCGGGTTCATACCCTTAATTTTGTCAACGGCTTGCGACAATAGAACCTTTGTTGCGCTTTCCGGCAATCCCGCCTTAAACTTCAATCCGGCGGTCGCTGTCTGCAATGCCGTTTCAACACGTATGCCGAACAATTCCGTTGTATGGGTTTGTTCGGCTTGGTCGTATTTCGTTTTTAGGTCGTTGAACTGCGTTGTAATCGCCGTTAAATCGGCTTTCGCTTGCTTCAATGCCTTTGCGGTTTCCGCATCCGTCGCACCGTCGGCAATTGCCTTTTCCAAACGTGCCTTTTCTTTCGTCAGACTTTCGATTTGGGTTGATAACGTGGTTGCGCTTTCCGCTTTGGTTTTGAACTCGGACAACACACGCTTTGCGTAATCGTATGTTTTTTCCGTTCCGTTTTTCGCCACGCCCGTTGCCGCCAAAATATCGGCGTCCAAATCGCCGTAAATTTTGCCCGTCTTTTGGGCTATAACGCTGTTTTCGTCATTGGCTGATAACGTGGTTATCGCCGCCAATTGTTCGTCGGTTAATCCGGCTAACGCCGCATTTGCCTTTAATATCTCTACTGTTAATGCCATAATTCTAACCCTTTGAATTTATGTGTTTAATACTCTGTTACTTTTTCGCCTCGGCTTTCTCGGCGGCTTTTGTTTTTGCCAACGCATCGGCAACGGCTTTTGCAATCGCCTTTTCGTTTGCCTCGGCTTGCGCTTTCA